GGAAGACTGCCGCGCAGAGGAATGCTTGATTCGGCTCAGCGCATAAAGAAAGCCCGCTCAATGGCGGGCCTATCTCTTTAACAACCGCAGGCGTTGAAGCTGTAGAAGTCACGTAGGGTCCATTCACGGTCGCCCGTGCTGTCGTCCCTACGTCTCCTAATCATCGGAACATGCCGTTTCGTATAGAACGGCCTGAAGCCGCAGAACTGCAACGCCAGAGCATTTAACCGGCTGAATGTGGTGCGGCTGAACCAGCGATCGTCTGAACCTCCGTAGAACTCCAGACATTTATCGAAACGGTTCAACGTTGCGATATGGTTCCCGTGAAGAAAAACCATCGCGTGAGGGCCTTTAATCTCCACTCTCGTATTGGCTTTTCTCCATTCATGATGGTTCCACACTGCGGCCACCATTTCGGATTCGATTTTTCGCATGATGAAAAAGACCCGGCATTGAGCCGGGCGTGATTAGTGCAATAAGTCAGACAGTCCGAGATCTTCCCAAGGCTTCTTAGCCGTAGCCTTCAGACCTGGGTCGATCCCATACAAAGTGCTATTCAGTCGGAGCCAGTCGCAGACCTTAACGATCTCCGCCGTGAACTCCTCTGCTGTGTCGCACTGGGTCGTCAGACAGTCGCCTTCTATGTAGCTAAACAGCACCAGACGGGCAGGGTCTGCCCAGTTGCCGTAGTAGCTTGCATCCATTGCAGAATCAATGGTGGCGAATCCTTTGGAAAACAACAGCCGATCGTACAAATAACGATCAGCCTCCACGTACTCTTTGGTGCGTTGAATAGTCATGATTGAAAAAAGAAGGCGCCCGGATTATTCCGGCACGCCACGATAATCGATGTAAGCGTGAGGGAAACGCTCGGACATTTCGTCCAGCTTTTCGTCAGCTTCTTGCATTGTTGGGACGGTAGCTAAGACCTTGCGGCCTGAGATCTCGTCCCAAGTGTGCATGAACACTTCAAAAGGCATCAGTGACTGTCTCCAGCTTGTGGGAGTAATTGGGGCGGATTCTGGCAGCGTAAAAGAGAAGCCTTTCGGCTTCCCTTCTGCTACGTGGTGCCCCATAAGTGACCCATCCGAGGCCTCCCGATTGTGGGATGCCTCGCCAGACTTGAACTAGGTAAGCCATCAGCGGATCACCCGGACGTATGTCTGAGTGCCGCTGTGTTGGAGCGAGTCGCGGGCTGCTTGCTGTTGAATCTCAGTGCTTACGGCGTAACCGAAAGCACCGGAAGCAATCAGGGCTAGCAGCCACTGGAAAGCCGTATCAATGGTTCGCATTGATCAGACCTCCGCTTCATCACGCTTGCGCAGTTCCTCAGTCATCAGACTGATTAGCTCCTCTTGTGTGGAGCGGCTCAAGCGGTGGACCACGTACTCTTTCAGGGCATCTCGGAAGACGCCATAGGGAAGACTCAGTTCAATGCTGTCGCCGCTGGTCTCACAGGTAACTGAGAGGCTACTGCTGTAGATGTCAACACGGCCACGGCTGATGCTGTGGTGTGTCGTTGTCTTGGTTTCCATAGGTTAAGTAGGGTTAGCTTTTGCTCTTTGCTGATAGCGGCGCCTGTGGGCGCTGAATCGCTCGAATCAGTTGTGGGCGTTACTGGGGCGAACCCAGGTCAGCCGCTGAATCTTGCGAATCGCGATCAGACTGTATGCAGTGGTCTGCAAAGCGTGGCAAGCTAGCGGTGCGCTGATGGCTGACCGGTTCGAACCACGATCTGTGTTGCACGTTGTGGGTGTGTTGTGGGTGGTAGACCTCCCTCTCGACTCCTACAGTATAAGGCATCGGGATGCCCTAGCACTCGATTAGAGTAATTTTGTTACATTTGTTGATATATTCAATACTGTAGCAACCGATACAGACAGGGGGTGGGGTTGCGATTTACGATGGGCGCATCGAGGCGCGGGTACCTCAAACATATATCTGAGTAACAGCACTCGTGTAATAAAAAAGCCCCCTAGGGCGGGGGCAGGGGTCTGAAGTTGTGAGCGTGGGGATCAGTCGCCCTTGTCTTCGATGGAGATCTTAAGTTCGGGGGCTTGAATGTTGACGGTCTCGACGGACTCACCAATGACACGTCCGATGGAGTCGAGCACTTGGCTTGCAGTTTGCAACTGTCCCTTCTTTAGAGCTTGATGAAACAGTTTGGTACGCATGTGTTGAAGACGCGCCAACATGTTTTCGCGGTCACGTTGCCAGTCTTCTTCGTTCCATTCTTTGATGGCTGCCCAATCGCGCCAAGCGGTAGGAATCGAGACTTGTTCTTTTTCAGCGTGTTCGTAAACGAGTGCCCGAGCGGACAATCCGTCTAACTGCCGACGGTACAAACGCCGCCTACGGTCTTCTATAACAGCATCAGGCGAGCGTCCGGGATTCATTGCATATTTGACTGCTGTTCCCTGATGTTACCCCTTGCTAAGGCCATTTGAAGGGGGGTAGGGGTTGAAAACCTGTGTAATGTACTAGGCATGAGCACAAAAGCAGAGCCCGTAAGCCTGAGATGGGCACAGGGCCAAGTTTTTTCAAGCGATAAACGCTTCCGAGTTTTAGTTGCCGGTCGTCGATTCGGCAAATCGTACTTGTCTTGCGTTGAGCTGCTTCGTGGAGCGCTCAACCGTCCTGGCGAAACGTTCTTTTATTGTGCTCCGACTTATCGGATGGCCAAAGATATTGCGTGGAGAGCGTTAAAAAAGCTGGTCCCGAAGGTTTGGATTAAGAGTAAGAACGAAACAGACCTACGAATTGAACTAATTAACGGTTCAACGATCGAATTGAAGGGCACAGAGAACGCAATGGCGTTGAGGGGCCGGAGTTTGTCGGGCGTAGTGCTTGATGAAGCTGCATTTATGGATTCAGAGGTGTGGTTTGAGGTAATTCGACCTGCATTGGCGGATAAGGAGGGTTGGGCGTTGTTTATTTCGACGCCAGACGGTACAGCTAGCTGGTTTTACGACTTGTGGTGTTATGTCCCAGAGGATGAGACCGAAGAGTGGCAACGATGGAGCTATACAACGATTGAAGGAGGAAACGTCAGTAAGCACGAGGTCGAAGCAGCCCGCGCTCAACTTGATTCGCGCACGTTCCGCCAGGAATTCGAAGCGTCCTTCGAGAACTTAACTGGTTTGGTGGCCATCAGCTTTTCTGATGACAACATTTCAACGGAAGCCAAGGACATTTCGATCCAGCCGTTGTTGTTGGGCGTTGACTTCAACGTGGATCCGATGTCTGGCATCTGTGCCGTCAAGGATCAGGACACGTTGTATGTGTTTGACGAGATCATGCTTACGGGCGGTGCAACGACCTGGGATTTTGCGGAAGAAGTTACCCGTAGGTATGGGGTAGATCGCAGAGTTATCGCGTGTCCTGACCCAACAGGCGGCGCAAGAAAGACAAGCGGTGTGGGCGTAACAGACCACGCAATCCTCAGGCGCAGTGGCTTCACAGTTCAAAGCCCTAGATCACCGTGGAAGATCCGAGACAAGATTACAGCGGTCAACACGGGCCTAATGGATGCTTCTGGAGCGCGTCGAGTCAAGATTCATCCAAGGTGTAAGGAGCTGATCAAGTCGTTGCGAACACTGACTTATGCCCCTGGCACGGGTCTTCCTAACAAAAATCTAGGAGTGGACCATGCGTTCGACGCTTTCGGGTATCTTGTGCTTCAGCAGTTCAACTTGGCCAAGCCTGAGGCCATGGGAACTACGTCATACCGCCTGTATTAAGGATGTTTCGTCCGCTCAACGCGCCCCTTTGTCCAAAGTGTGGCTCAAATGAGACTCGTGTTTTAGGGAAGTACACGTCACAAGAGGGGGATTCAGTACGAGATCGTGTTTGCCGTGACTGTGACCACCGTTGGAGGACGTTGCAGCCGCCTGAGGAGGTGCTGGACCCGTCAATTTTGGTCAAGTTTCCACGCTGGAAATCGCCTGAAGGCAGTAGGCGTCAAGTAACGCTGGAATACGCCTCTAAAGCCCGTTAAACTAGGGGTATCCCCATCACTTAATTGTCATGCCTGGTGCTTATGGAGCCGGGGGCAAGAAAAAGCCCAACGGCAAGAAAAAGGGTATGAAAAAGGGCAGCAAGAAAATGCGGTGTAGCTGTGGCAAGTGAAAACGTCCCAGTAAACAAGGAGCTTTATGCCCGTGTAAAAGCGGCAGCGAAGCGCAAGTTCGCGGTTTATCCAAGCGCGTATGCAAATGCGTGGCTGGTGCGCGAATATAAGAAGCGTGGCGGCACCTACAAGAAGGTAACCAGTGG